CTCCGGAGATGCTCGAAGCGCGATTTCGCGCATTAGAGACCCTCCAATCGGGGGGTGAGAGTATCAGCGGGTTCAATCAGTTGCAGGCGGTACTTGAGCTCAAAGATGTACCTCAGACCTTTAAACAGGTCGTTGACTTTGCCCATTATGCCGCTACATGCCACGAGGCATCGCGGTGGGCCGAAGTAGGTGCATCTCTGGTGATGGTAGCACAGTCGTATTTATGGTGGAAGTTTGGCGTAAAACCTACGCTCCGCGATGCGGAGCAATGGTTAGAGCTAAATATCCAAAATAAAGCGATCATGCTGCTTGAGCCAGCTCAATACCAACTGCGCGTGGGGGACACCATTAGGTGTGCCTACCGGAGTAATCCGGTCAATGTGTATCCGGGTCCAGCAATGAAACACTGGATCTCGACTACAGACGACGTAATGCCCTTGGATAGCGATCCGGCCGCGCTTACGCTAGACCCGTTACACGGTCTGGTATTGCCGGAGGGTTGCGACCCTGAGGACCTTACGTTCTCCCCTTGGGAGCATGAGGGTGTAATGTTTGGGCGTGCTATAACTCCTGATCAGGCGATGATGCCAGGCTGGTTTTGGGATTTATATCCCGAGGCCGGCGTAGGCGAAATCATACAGCCTCTCAGCAGTACTAAGCGTGCCCTTGTATTGAATCCTCCTCTGCGTACAATGTGGGAACTCATCGGATGGTCCTGGTTAGCTGACTGGTTCGGCACCTTCGGTAAAACGTTGGGCCGACTTGAGAAAGCCATATCAGGTATGCACATCCGATGTGCGTTTGAAGAACTATGGGCATGCGACCGTTGGAGGGTTAGGCCATCCTGGCCAAAACCAAAGCTCCTGTCGACTCATAGTTTATCTGTCGAAGCAATCCCTGACGTAAGCATTGAGCCTTTCGTCAAACCCTACTACATCAACCAAACCGGTTGGTGGATATGGGTGGAGTTAAATCCGGGTTGCCACTACACGCTGTCGAGTAACTGGACACTGAAAACGGACCGCGCTACCCCAGATGGGGGTGCGGAACACGTGTTGGTGTCTCGTGACAAGATAAGCAAGCCACGTATTCCACCTGTCGTCTTCAACGCGCAGGTGGACGCCACCAAGATACTTATCTCTGGGGCGTTAATGGTCGGACGCCTGAATCGGCTGGTTGCCGCATTCATGAAGAAGCGTCCAAACTACAACAGACGCATACGTGATGTTCAGCGGTTCATCAAACTGTTGAAACGCACGTAAGCAGAAGGACATAGAGAGACTATGAAAATTAAGTCCCTCGCATTCGATGCCTCAGGCAACATCACTGTTGCTGAAGGTGACTACGTACAGGACAACCCCAAGAAAGCAACCTCCCTGCTAACCGTCCCGCTGGCGGACATGGGCACAGCCCAAGTCCCTCAAACGGTCGAGTCGGCACAGGAAGCTACCTCTTCGGGTGGTGCTCGTATCATGGTGAAGTCTATATTCCAGGTGCCTCGAATTGGGTTCGATCCCGTAACAAACGGGACGTACTTCAAGG